TAATACCTGTAGCTTCTGAACTATCAGCAGTTAATATATATCCATTTTGTCCAACAGAAAGGGCTGTAGGATCACCAGAACCATCACCTACAAGTATTTCACCTTTAGTATCAAGATCGCTGTTCATAACAGCACCAGCAGCATTTACATTAGTGGCATCTGTTACATCAGCATTTGCTTCTATTGCATTTAATTTACTATGATCTGCATCTGTAAATACGTTACTGTCAGAAGCCGATTCAACTAATGCTCTTATCTCACTAGCAGTTTGATCTGTTGTAGCACCTGCTTCGATAGCGTTTAGTTTGCTATGGTCAGCGTCTGTAAAAACATTAGAGTCTGTTGCTGACTCTACAAGTGTTCTTATCTCAGCAGCAGTTTGGTCAGCAGTTGCACTTGCTTCTATACCATTCAACTTAGTATGGTCAGCATCAGTAAACACATTGCTATCACTAGCACTTTCAACAAGAGTTCTTATTTCTGCTGCGGTCTGGTCTGCTGTAGCAGCAGTTTCTATACCATTAAGCTTTGTATGATCTGCGTCAGTAAAGACATTACTATCAGTTGCACTTTCTACTAATGTTCTAATCTCTGCTGCTGTTTGATCTGCTGTCGCACCTTCTTCAATACCACCTAATTTATCTGTAATTTCTTGTTGAGCAAATAATACCTGATCGCTGTTTGTATCTAAATCTGTTTCTGTTAAAACACTACCATCTTGAAAATCTACTTTCTTTGTACTTATATTTGTATCTCTTTGAAACTTAACAGCAGCACCATTAGCAGGGGTGTTACCAGAAGTAAAGGTAACTGTTGATCCACTAATTGTGTAATGAGTATCTAATGTTTTTAAGACACCTGCTACTGTTACATCTACTTCATTGTTGGCTAAGAATGAAAAAGATATTGCAAAGTTATTGGTACTACCATTACCAGTATGTGTTGTTGCTGTTGATGTGGTGTTAGTAGCCATAATTAATTACCAAGGTTTTTAATTTTTTTTAAGTTCTCAAGTGTTGCGTTAGTTGTTTCATTGTTAATTGCTTTTATCCTAGCAGAATATTTTTCAAATAATTCTTTATTTTCTGGCAAACGTAACCATTCATTTCTTGCTTTTACTTTATAATCTGCAACTATACTTTTAATTTCTTTTGAAATTATAGCCCTTGCATTGTCTTGAACTCCAACCATAATATCTTGATTAGTTGAATCAACTCCTTCACCTATAGCAGTTTTGTAAAAAGCTTTCATATCAGGCTGATTTAATCTCTTGTATAAAGCTACAATTAATCTGTCACCATCATCTATTTTGTACCCAGAAGAACTTTTAAAATCAAAAGATTTAGTATTAAAAGATAAGTATTTAATATAATTTGCATACTGTTTTCGTGTAAGTTCAATACCACTTCCTTGTATTCCTTGTCTTCTCATAAAAAACTTTTTAGGTGGTTGTAAAGCTATATTCAAGTCATTAATGACACTAAGAACATAATTATCTTTTGTATTAGTAGCAGTAAAAGGATTTAAAACATCAAAGGTATCAGGTCCAAAACCACTAGGATATTTAATAACTGAACCTGTTAACCAGTTTCTATCAGGTTCTAAATCTGCATTAAAGTAAGGTATTGTTCTTGCTAATTCATTAAGAGTTTGTCTAAGACCTGTAATCATTTCATCTGCTGGATAATATGTAGTATCTAGTTTTGTTTTGTCTGTAGCTCTTTTGACCGATCTACCAAAGCCAGCAACAGGATTGATAATATTAGCTACTCTTCTTGCCACTAAACTTTGTAACGCATAAGGATTATGTATAGCTTCAGCAACTTCACTAAGACCTCTTATATAAGTTCTGTCTGTTAAGTTTCGTGCAATAGCAACAGAAAGACCAGTAGCAAAATCGTTTCGTTCTTGACTACCTATTTGACCCTCTACTTCTACAAAATCTGCTACAAGCATAAATAAACCAGACCAAGGATCGAGTCTTTTATAAGAAATATATTTATATTTTGGTTTACCACTCTTTGTTAAAACTACTTCTCCATTTGAATCTCTTACAAGAAACCTAAATGAATATGGTTGCCAACCTTCCTCTTTTAATTGTTTTACTAAATTTCTGTTTGCTTCTGCTGCATCTCTATTTCCATAAGTATTAGGACCTGCACCTGTCATGCCTATCTCTGCAAAAGGATTTTCCATATCTCTAGCAATCAAAGCTACTGAAAAAGCAAATCCACCTCCTAAATACATTTCACCTCTAGCTCTTGCAGCAATATTAGGATCTGTACTTCTAAGTGCTTGCCTGTATTCTTTCATAAATAAATTTACAACAGGTGTATGTCTTATTTGTGTTTTAAAAATATTTACAGGAGTCCTTACAAAAGGAAAAACTATTCTTCCGTAAGGGTGTTGTGCAAAATTTTGTATTCTTCCAGCAAGTCCTGTATTGTCTAATTCTTTTGTAAATGTAGCTTCAGCAGCAAAATCTTTAGCTTTCTTATACATATCTTTAATACTCTCTGGTAAACCTCTAGTGCTGCCATTATCAACAATGTCAAATACTTTCTTTGTTTGTTCTTTAATATATCTTTCTAGTTGTTTTCCTTGTAAATTTTTTCTAACACCTTGCTCCCAAGCTTCTGCTTTTACATAAGCTCTAAAGTTTACTTGTTTTAAAAACTCGTCTTCTGTAATCAGCATACGAGAACCAAAACCATTTATTCTTCTAAAGTTGTTGTAAATAGAAGGAAGCCAAGCATCAGCTAAAAACACATCAACAAAAGGTTTTACTGTTCTTCTAGTGACAATATTTTGATCTGCAAAATTTCTTACATCTTCTGCATTAATATTTCTTGATACTCGTTGTGCATCTGAAACCATTGCACCTCTATCAAGTACATTTTCATTTACCTTAAAAGCTTTTCGAGCAATATTAAAAGCTTCACCTAAAGAATCACCCATATATATTAATTGTTTCCAACCTTTTATAAATTCATCACTATTAAATTCTGGTTTAAATACTAAATTATCTCTTCTAGCTAAAAGTGTATCTGCAAAAGAAATATCCATATCTTTTCTAAAAGTAATTTTTGCAGCACCAAGAGATTGAGTTAATGGTTTTGATAAGGTATTAAAACTTGTAGATAAAAGGTTAACTATATGAGTAGGTGGACCACTAAGAATAGAGTTAATAAATATCTCGTTTGTAAATTCAACACCTTTTAAAAGCAATCCTTTTTTAATCATGTGTTTCATAACTTCTGGATTACCACCTGCTACGTTTAAATATTTTGTAAGTCTTGTTAGAGCTAAAGCTGCCTCTTGATCTCCTTTTTCTACTAAATCAAAAATCTTATTAAAGGTTTCATCTATCTCACTTACTCCTACATTTTCAACAAAATCTCTATTTATATTATTTACATTTTCTGTACCTCTTGATCTTCTACCAAAATCTTTTGCATCTGTTACTGTTTCTCTTAAATCACCTGCAATTCTTCTAGCACCTAATGATTGTGATGTTAAAGAACCAACTCCTTTATTTAAGTAAACAAGACCTTTTAATACTTTTACTTCTTTCAAAAATGCTGGTTTTATTTCTTTTACTAAATCTGCATTTTTTGTAGCTATAGCATTATGCAAAGCAGCAGACAAATTAAAAACAGCTTCGCCATTTTTATTCATCATTTGATTTATGGTTATAGCTGTAGCAGGTAAATATCTTTTGTTATTAATTAATTTTCCATTTGTAGTTTTTTTGAAAGGACCAAATTCTTGTAAGAAAAATCTAGCTGTTTCTAATGCTTGTCCTTCTGTCTGTCTTTGAGAAGCAGCAAACATATCACCTAAAGATACAGACCTAGCCCATTGCCCTAATTCATCTGTGCTTTTAAAATATTCAGAAATATTTAATATATAATCTGTAAGTTCTTCAACACCACCACCAGTTAAATCTGGGTTAAATGTAGATTCTATTTTGTCACCGACTTCTGGTATTACTGTTTTATCTCCTATACCTTGTCCTTTCTTTACTTCTAAAGGTTTTATTAAATCAATAACTTTTGTATCTAATAGCTCGTTACCAGCTTCATCAATACCAAGGTCTTTAAACTTTAATTTTCTTTTACGTTCTAAAGTTGATAAAATTTTTGGAGCTAAAGGAGAGTTTCTAAAACCTTTTAAAGCTACAGACAAACCTGTTAAAATTTCTCCTATAACTGCACCCCCAAAAGCTTTTCTAAGTCTTGCTTCTATTGGAGATATGTCATCATCAGCTTTAAATATTGATGCTGGCATTTTAAATATGTCTATAATTGGTTCTAATGCACCTTCATACTCATCAACCATGTTGTAAAGGTTTTGTTCGTATGGATCTTCTACAATAAAATCTGTCAGAAAACCTGCAACAAGGTTTCTTGTCCAAGGATTTTTTATACCTTTAAGACCTTTGCTAAAGATCCCCATAGGTAATAAGAATTGAGTTATAGCTTGTGGTATCTGAAAAAATGCACCATCATCTTCTCTTTCAAAATAACTGTAATCAATAAGATCGTTGTTATCGTATGGATTGCCAGCTAAATAGTCGTATATATCATCTGCAAACTCTACAGTTTCGTTTATTGCTTTTAAAGGACCAGTAATAGCACCTCTAATTACTTGTGATGTTTTTGTTTTTGATAACTCTTTACTAATTTTTTCGTTTTTTTCTTTTGCTTCATTTATTATTCGTGATCTATTTTCTAATATTTCTTCAAAACTTCTTTGATTTCCTAAAAACTTATTATCAAAAAAGTCTACAATACCTGCATTGCTTTTGTTTATAGCTTTACTTACAGAAGAAAGGGGTTGTTTGTCAAAGCTTTTAAATAAAGCATCTGTTTCTGGTGTTTCTATTTTTTGATTTTCTTCTTCTTCCTTTCTTCTTTTTTCTTCTTCTTCCTCCCTTTTTCTTTTTTCCTCTTCCTCTTTTCTTTTCTTTTCCTCTTCATCTTCGTTGTTAAGAAGATTGTTAATGTTTGAATCAGTCATAATTTAAAAGAACTTGTCTCTAATAGCGTCATTAAGAACATCTGTCACTAGCTTAACGTAGTCTGAATCTGTTGCATAACCATTTTCTTTTAATCTTATTATCGCTTGTTCAGAAGTATTTACATTGACAATACCTTTTCTATCTTTAAAATCGTCATTCCAGAATTTTTTATAATGCTGGATTGATTCTTCTAAAGATTTAAAGTTTTTAAACTTAGCTCTTACTTTAACTTTTTTACCATCTATCTCTTCAAAAGTGTCTGCTTCTGTAAAGTTACCTGTCTTTATATCTTGTGGGTCTGCTTTTATACCAAAGTAGTTATTAGTGCCAGTAACTTTTGAACCAAAAACAGATTCAACACCAAATTGTGCTGCAACAACTTCTGGAAATTTAATACCAGCTTTTTTAGCTAAATTATAAACAACTTGGAAATTATGTTTTCTTCTAACAGGTAAAAATGGGTGATCTTTTTCTGTGATTAATTGATTTATGTCAAACTCAGGAGCATTTACTTTATTTAAATCAGTAATACCTTCTGGTATAACTAAAATTTCACCTATCTGTATTGTGTCATTTGTTAATCCATTTGCTTTTTTAATAGCTTCAACAGAAGTATCTAAATCATTTGCAATTCCAGATAAGGTATCACCAGATTCTACTTCAAACGTTGTAACTCCACCTTCTGTAAATGCACCAGCTTCAAAATCATCTATTAATAATCTCACAGGTTCATAAATTCTTAGACTTTCACCTTTAAATCCATAACCATATTGACCTGTCTGTAAAAATCTAATTATTCGATCTGCTTCTGATTTTCCAACAATATTCGTAAAGTTCATTTTTTCTTTTTCTGCTTTAACTAGCTCTATCAATTTATCTCTGTTTTCTTTTGTAATACCTCCCATTCTTATTAGTTCTTTAACAACCTTTGATTCAACTGAAGGTAGACTTGTGTTGCCAAAGAAATCACCTGTTTCTTCATTGTTAGTACCATCAGTTGTTTCTTCATTGTTAGTACCATCACCTGTAGCTACTCCTTCAAGTCCTTGGTTTTGAGTTATAAATTCTGAGTTAGTGTCATTTGTATCAGAAGGGTTTAATAGAGTTTCCAAACCACTACGTATTTTTTTGTTATATTTTTCTTTGAGTTCTTCGTATTTAAGATCAAGTTCTGCTCTACCTACACTAGGATTAGCTAATCTGTATTCTCTAAGTTCACTTTTAAAAGCTTCAAGATTAAGTTTTATAGTAGCTAATTGTTGATCTGCACCTATTAATTTAAAGGTTTTAAAATCGGTATCTAAATCTATTATAAGCTTTGCTTGATCTTCAAATCTACCAAAATATTCATTTAAAGGTTCTAAAACTCCTTTATCAACTGAACCTGCAAGAACCATTGCTTGAGTTAATCTATTTGTATTAGTATCATTTTTAATCGTACTTGGATCACTATACCAAGCCCAAGCTGCTATTCTTGCTTCTGATAATGTTGAATAATTACCATTTTGTATGTTAAAAATTAAAGTACCATATCTTTCATTTGTATCACCACTACCTAAAATTTCTGCATTTGCCTGTATTTTTGTTGCAAGCAATGGGAATTGAATTGCTAAATCGTCTATTAGTGCAAAAGCTTCTTCACTTTTTCCTTGGTCAATTAAAGAAGCAGCATTTAACATACCTAATTCTAAAGCATTTTCTTTTTCCCTCTTTATAAGATCTCTGTCTCTTCTATCTTTTTTGTCTGTATAATCTTCAACATCTTCTCTTAGCTTATTTTCCATCTCAACATAATCAGGGTGATCTAATAAAGTTAATTGTCCATTAGGGCCAAAAGGAAATTGACTTGCACTTTTAAAAATTGATAAAGCTAAATCTACATCACCAGTATTAAAACCAATTCTTTTTGCTTCAGCACTAAGACTATTTAATATAGTTTTATTAATAGATGATCTACTTTTTGAATCTAAGCCTAATTTATTTATATCATTTTCAAATTGTTCAATAGAATTTGTTAATAATAGAAAATTATCTTTACTAACTAAATCTGAATCTGGACCTGCTGTTTGAAAAAGTATAACATTTTTAACAATATTAGAAGCATTAATTTTTAACTTTTCTAATTGGAAAGCTTCATGTTTTTCCTCGTGTATGTCAGTTATCTTAGTTGTAGCATTTACAAGATATGGAAAAAATTTCTTATTAAAGGTATCACTATCTACATCACCTAAAAGATTTATACTTTCTGATCTTGTTTGGTTTAACCAATCTGAAAATTCTAATGAATCTAAAGAAAAGTTTGATAAAGGTACTCCATTTACTGTTGCAGTTTCATATTCAGTTTTAAATTTACTTTCTAAACTACCGCCTATAATTGTAGCTTTTGTTCTTTGAAAAACCTTGTTATAAAGTCTATTACCACTAAAAAGTTTATTGTCTCTTACATATTTAGATGCGTCAGCCCAATCTTTTGTTGAACTATCTAAAGCATCATTTAATGCTTCTTCTGATATTTCTGCTCTTTTTTCTTCAATTTTAGTTTCTATAAATTTTTCTAATGCTGGATTTATAACTTTTAAAGTATCAGCAAGTGCCATCATGTCAGTTTTAGGCAAGACATTAACAGGTTGTACAAACGTATCTACTGGTTGTGCAAACGATTGGTAAGCAGTACTTTGAAAACTTGATGACATAGTTTTAACGATTTAAAGCAATTTCGGTTTGCAAGGCACTTGCACCTGCACCCAATATTATTGATCCTAATGAAGGTATTTGATTATATGCTTCTTGTGTTTGACTTCTGTATTGATTTCTTATACTTTGATAGTTTGCTTCTGTTTGTTGTATAGATCTCTTATGCTGTCTTCTTGCTGATTCTAATGATTGTCTAATAGATTCTCTATAGTTTGCTGCCTGTCTTTCATTGTCTTGTAAAATTAAACCAAAACTTACACCTGATCTTTCTGAAGCTAAAAGTGAAGCTCTAGCTCTTAAAGCATCAATACTTTTAGCAAATTTATCTTGTGCAGAAGTTTTTTCTTTATCACTTTGCTGTTCTGCTAACGCTGCTTGTTTATTTCTTTTATCAGTTTCAGCATTAGCCACACCTGCTAATTCTACTTGATATGCTTGGTCAGCAGCGTCTTGTGCAGCACCACGCATAGCAAGTCCTTGTAATGCAGATAGACCAGCACTAGCAGCTACAAGAGTACACATTTAGGCAATCCTCAGAAATTCATAAAATGGTTTTTCATGTTGTCCATACCTTTCGTGATAATTTATAAAAACAAAACCAAGAGCTTCTAGCCACTTTATAGCAGAATGATTCTCTGCATATACAAAATTATATAGGACTTTATAAGATTTCAACAAACTGTCTACCCATTTTCTACCTTTTCTTATTAGTTGTATTCTATATTTTTTATTAGAAAACAATTCATCAGTACAAATCATAAATATACAACCATTTTTTCCAACTCCACATAAGCCCATAGGTTGATCTTCGTCACCAGCTATTGTTAAAACTTTTTCACCAAACAAATAAGATAAACGTAAAGCATCTTCTGGGTCTTTACCTGTTTGATACAAACCTTCTAATCTATCCATGTGTCTCATATTTTGACATACATAATTAAGATCTGATAGCTTTGATTTTCTTAAATATCCCATCAAGTTCTTCTACTCCTCATGTGAAATACACCTTCATATTCTGCACTAGCTAATAAGGTAGGTAAGAACGTATTGTTCTTTACATCTATATCTACTCTATCTGACTTACTCATAATTGGCACTTTAAATGTACCTGTATCTAAATTAATTTGACCGATAGAAGCAGAAGCAGCACCAAGCAAACGACCAGTAAATTTATGCAAAGATGTATCTCTATTCTCAGGTGTCACTTCTACTTGGAAGAAACCAGAATCTTCATATTTAATATAAAAATGATGTATTTGTAATCGACCACTTATAAGCTCAGTAGCACCGCCACCGCTTTGTGTTAGTCTTTGTTGACTAAATCTATAGTGCATTTCATAAGGTTCACCAATAATAAATTTACTATTTCTATAATCACCTGTTGCTGTGATAGTAGAAGTAGAACCATCAGTAGCATTAGTAGTTGTAAGTGCTTGTCCTGATACAAGAGTTTTTGTATTGCCTTGAGCATCTACAAATGTGCTTGTTTCTCCACTACCTAAATATCTACCAACAATATTCATATTTGCTCTAAGTCTATATGGAACTGTAAAAGTAGATAGACCAGTACCAGAGCTATAAGATACTGATACTCCTGTAGTTGCTTCAGTTACCTTATGGTCAAGATGATATTCAAACTCTGCATTAGGTTCTCTAAAGCTAGTCTCAAATGGTATCTTTTCTAAAGTTACTTTATTAGCTTCTTCTATAACCATTATTAAATCAGTACCAATAAAATCAATATTTAAGATAGACCTATTACTATTTATTGTGTATGTAAACCAAGCGTTCAATGCTTTACTAAACCCTTCACCATATAGCCATCTATTTACATATAATTTGTTTGGATTTTCTGTACCTAGCAAAACAAGAATATCTTGGTTGTTTGATACTGCCATCTTAAAAATGCCACTTGGTATTAGTCTTGGTACATGGATGGTTGTATTTGCAGCGTCTTGGATCTGTTGATTACCTGCAATAATATATTCTCTAATACCTGCAAAAGAACCTTTTTTAGTTAAGAAATAAATAGAAGAACCAGAACCTACAGGCTGTGCTGCTGCATTACTTTCAAATTCAGTTTGTACAAGTACGTTAGCTGTTGAAGGTGTAAGGTTATCTGCTGAACTTGATAGTACAAATTGCGTTTGTTCAGAAAACAATATAAGTTTTTCTCCCATAGTTACTGCGTGTTTTAAGATCGCAACTTTTGTATGAGATGCAGCTACGTCTATGGGTTCTGTATCTAAAACTGATATAACCGTTTCTGGAAAGAAATTAAAAAAATCTGATACTGTTGAAAGTATTACATTATCACCTGCTAAAAATCCAAGTCTATTTCTAAAGAAAAATACATTATTAATTTTATTACCAATAAAAGAAGGGTTTGGTGCAGATATAACATCACCAACAGTTCTCTCTCCCCATTTAGGTAATGTAAAATCAGTTCCAGATATTGTATATGTGTCTCCATCTACTCTTGCAAATCTAAAATTACCATCAGCCTGACGTATAAGAACGTGTGGCATTGTTGCATAGTCAAACTTAAAAGGAATACCAGCTTCTACTGTTTCTGACCATTGCCCTTCTTCAAAAGCATTACCATTATTAGTTGTAAATTTAACATAGTAATTATCAAAATCTGTACCTTCATCACCAACAATCTCTACTACATATCCATTAGGTGACACATTAGGAAGATCAGTAAACTGCTGTACTGTATTTTTTATAACTGTCATTTTGGTATTACCTTGAGAGTCACTACCATCTATTGAAAAATTACTACCATCATTTTTTTTGATATGTATTACAGGACCATTTCTAGCAATCGTAAAACCTGTAAGACCAGAGTTCAAACCAGCAGTAAGATCAGTAGCAACAGTTGTAGTTGAAAGAGGATCATTACCAGTAGTGTCATCTGTTACTGTTACACCATCTACAGTCACAGAATAAGTAGTTTTAGATGTTGCTTGATTTATAAATACTATTGCTTGAGTGATATTACTAGCACTATTTGATACTGCTGAATCCATAGCAGGTGTAATACTTGTATTAACAACAAAAGTAAAGTCAGCAATAGTTACTGTCTTCATTACACTTCTAGGGTCTGACGTATTTAAATAAGTCGTACCATCTGGTTTGTTTACTGTCTTTTCTGTGCCATCTAATTCAAAAACTTTTACATTGCCATTACTAAATATTGCTACATACTGTTCGTTTGTATCTCTATTAATAGTCTGTATATGAACATTACCAAGAGTAGAACTACCAACTGAAGCTAAAAATTGTGAACCTGATCTTTTTGTAAGACCAAGAACAGGGTTACTATCAGCATTGTCTTGTATGTCAGCGTGGTCTGCTTGCTTTAAAGCATCAGAAGACTGCGATATACCTCTCAATAATGTAGGTATAGCTCTTGATATGACAGCCATAGTTATCTAATTAAAGCACTAGAAGGATTGTAAGTATCAAAGATACTGGTAAGAGAAGGATCTCCTCTTAGTATATTGTGATCTCCATTAGCTAAATCAGTCTCCATAAGTATTGCTCTGGCTCTTTGCTCGTCTTGCAATGTATAGGTTCTTAATGCTTGGTCACTTACAAGTCTGTCAACAAACTTTCTTGCAGCTTGTATATTCATATAGTGTCTAGCTGGTTCTGGTATCTCATCAAAATCTCTAAAGTAAACAACAGTACAAATTAAGTCTTCATCAAATTCGTACTTATTATTTTGTCTATCATATAGTTTTAAACCACGTTGTATAGGGTCAATGGTTGGGTGTTGGTGAATATTAGCATCTACTCTTAAAACATCTGTAGGAATATTTATTTGATTAGATCCATTTCTTGTAAGAGTTACATCAATTTCTGTATTAAAAGACCAACCTTCTGACTGCACACTTTTGTTTACTTCAGTAAGGGTTGATTGAGCAATACGAGCATCAACAGGAAGAGTACCGACAAGACTGTTTATAGGTGCTTCGCCTATAGCAGCTAACATTATGTTGACACACGCAAGCTCAGTAGTTGCAGCTACAGCCATTATTTAGTACCCCTTCTTTTTAATTTTAAGTGAGTCTCTCCCACCTTTCTTTTTTTTCTTTTTAGATGAATACATGATAATAAAAAAAAGGGTATCTAATAATAAGATACCCTATAAATTGAAATTAAGAAGCAGATAGCTTAATAGTAGCTGCACATTCTGGTCTTAGGATTCCATGACCAAGAGCATACTTAG